GTCTATGATCATGAAAAACCTCACGGATCTAGAGATCCTGGATATATGTCGACCATATGAGTTTCTGTTGAGATTCGATCCAGCTCGCATCGGTATCGATCCACGATACATCGTCATATACCCACATGCTAGTGATACCGTACAATCCCTCGATGCCATGGAGTATCGTTTTTTATCTAAAGTGGTGAAGTTGTATTTTCAAGATACAGTAGATCTGACTGCTTTAGTTTCTATTAGAACCATATAAGGAGTGCCGTATGGCAAATGTAATACCTATACCACCTGTTTCGGGAATTGATGGAGTGGTTCTATAGATTAACAAGCCGATGCATGTCTGTATCGGCTATTCCAAATCGGAGTTCATAATGAATATTGAAGTAATAGGTAATTTCTCTAGCCAGACCGGAGCTGCGGTATATCAGTTACATAATCCCGAGAACGGAGATATCTACATAGGTGCTAGCTCTGTAATAGAGAAAAGGATAAAGGACCACCTTACCAAAATCAGGACCGGTAAGCATGAGAATAAGAATGTAGCCGAGTCTTTTAAAACAGCCAGCGTAATAGATATTACGGTACTGCAAGTAGATACTCCAGAATTAGCATTTGAAATGGAGAAAGGATTGATAAATCTCTATAAAGAAGGATCTAATCTACTAAACATTAGTCAGGTATGTCATATGCCTATGTTGGGTAGGAAACACAGTGATGAAACTAAGAAGATGATTAGTGACATGCATAAGGAGTCGGCATCTAAGCCAGATTATGTCAATCCATTTCAAGGTAAATCTCACTCTGATGTAACCAAATCAACTATAAGCAGTAAGTCCATTGACCGATGGAAAGATCCTGAGTATAGAGAGAAGGCAGTTAAAGCTCTCACTGAAGCTAATAGAGATCCTGCTACAGTGGAACGTACCAGAGAGTCTGTGGCAGAGTTATGGAAGGACCCTGCATATAGAGAACATCAGATCTCTAAAAGAATAGAGGTAGCTAACCGACCAGATGTTAAAGAAGCTACTATTAAAAGGGCTAAAGAAAGAATGCAAGATCCTGCTAACGTGGAGGTCTCAAGACAAGCCGCTATCGAACAATGGAAAGACCCTGAATTCAGAGCTATGAAGTCCGAGGCAGTCAGTAAAGAACTGACTGAGAGATGGAAAGATCCCGAATATAAAGATACGATGTCAGGTCACCTTAGATCTAGATGGCTGGATCCTGAATATAAGGCTAAGATGGCGGAGAATACCAAATTAAGATGGGAAGACCCTGCATATAAAGCCAAGATGTCAGAGCGTTCTAGGTTATCTTGGGAAGACCCTGAACGTAGGGCCAAAATGACAAGGCCTGTAACAGTTAATGGAATTTACTACGCTAGTATAAAAGAGCTCTGCATGGCATTTAATCTATCCAAGTCTCAATATCGATATAACTGCCTTAAAAACAATGGTGTCTTCGTGCCACCTATTTCTGGAGATGTACAATGACTTTACAAAACCCAATAACTTCGGGAATCGACGGGGTCGTTCCGCAGTACGACCCTGAGGGCATATGGCGTAACTGGGGTATGCAGGATATATATTTGGGACAAGCAGCTGCTAAGCGGTTCGTCCCTAAAGTACTGGATTTCGTGACAGACTTCAATGGTGAAACATATACGATATTTGTAGTAGACCATCTAGATCCTGTGACTTTGATCCCGACACTACGTGAGATCCATCAGTCTGGTATGTCATTTACGATGACTGAGACTGACGTGTTGTTCGGTGTAGGTCCTGGTACACAGGCCGATACATACCGTGTATATGTAGATGATTCCGTCATGCCTCACATCATGGCTGTCGACATTCGTCTCAAAGTAGCCGGCAGCATGTCATCATACTGTAAGATCTTTAAAGGATCTGACGTGTCTAAAACCGGTGTTGTGATCAGTAAGATGTATGACGGTACGGGCAACTACATCTCAGATGCAGTGCCACTAGAACTCGTAGCGATTGACTCACATATCAACTACAGCATCAAGACCGTGCAGATATGTCACACCACTCATGGGCTAGTAGACGGTGAGATCGTGACAGTAGTCGTATATTCAGACTCAGGGCATGTAGTATCTAAACGTCAGTTGCTAGTAGAAAACACGGCGTTCATTAGATCGTTGAATGTATCACAGCGCTACGTCACACATATCTCACTGCGTACACCGTTTTTATCATCTACTAATGACCATGTCATTGATTACCCACTAAACGTTCCAATCAACGCACTGAACGTGATTGGTGTGGTACACTACTCAGATGGTCACGAGATGGAGCTGCCTGCCAATGGAGGGAAGTTCTCTCTATATGGTATCGACCAGTACCTCTCAACCATCGTAGGTCAAGAAGTCGATCTAGTACTGTCATATACGCTGTCTAACAATGAGATCGCATATGCAGGGGTATCAGCTAACGGACACCGTGTTACTGAGCCATATACTCTACGTACCGTAAACCCTAACAACTCTTATACGACTAAACTGTTTGGGTACCCAGTATGGATAGATGACATCGTCGGGTATCGTTTGCAGTGGTGGATGCTGAACCTAGATCGTAATGTCTATTTTGACGTAACTCCATTCGTGGTATACTCAGCCAACACTCCATCATTCATGCCTCAAGGATACGGACGTCTGCAGCAGATATCAGTCAGTGTAAACCTCAGTGCGGTATCAGGTGCATTCAAACCATTCATCCATACACAGCTTGTAGCCATCGCTTTACATGGTCGTCCTAGCGATATGAAATGCCCATGGGAGATGTCTAACGAGTATCTACCGTCTCGTCCTGCATTTGGTCGTGATCTATTCATACGCAGCGTAGACACTGAAGTCATCAACCTGGCATCTGGATTCGATGTATATACAGACTGGTTGCAGCACATGTACTATGAGTCATTCCCACTGATGAACCTGCAACGTGAGCTACGTCCACCTACACCTACCCATGTGGTAGTCATGTATGGCGGTTCGTATACCGAGGTACCAGTCGGAGATTGGAATCACGATATCACATTCCAGCAAGCTGTACCCATACATCGTACGGTGACATTGAGATGGATTAAACGTGTCAGTACCGGGGATCTACATTTAGCCGTCACTGCTCTGTTGGTGCAGTACTAAATGCTGAGACTAGACAACTGGAAGATGATACCTACTGCAGATGGGTCTGTATCCGCTATTGGTGACGTCGGTACCAGGATCTACTGGATGACTCTGAGGATCACCGGTGTACGGTGGCGTCAAGTCATGGCTGAATCTGGTACTGTCTACATCTTAGGAGATCCTCTGCCAGGTGCATGGGTAGAGTACCTGGCTACATACAGACCTATCTTTCATGCTTTAATGGTACGTCATAAAAACATATGATCTGACTCTACTGGCCCTTAAAAGACCAGTAGAGCAGTGTCCCCTTCCTAGACTGTTATAGTCATATATACTTTAATTGATACTATGTCACGTATCGGTTTCTATCCATCTGAGTCTTTAGATATACTTAGTAGTATATCTAAGTACTTAGGTACTGACCGAACTAACCTCATGGATAGTATCTCCTGACCTGCTGCGAACATGCGGCGCTAAGACACCTACAGCATCAGTGCTGTAGGTGTCTTATTTTTTCACTAGTATCATATCCCTTCCTAAAACATTTCAGTCATATATACTTTATTTGACAGTACATCTAGTATTGTTACTGTAGGCGCTAAGATCTACAGTTTATATAACGTCCGAAAGGACAGGAGTTGGTATCATGAAAACGATAAATATATACAAACAACAAGACCGTGTTGAATGGGTTGAGTATTTAAAACAGTTGAAAGCTGATCGTACAGGAGCTATGGTATGAAATTAGGATTGAATGAAGAGTTCCTTTTAAATGGCCATAGTATTGAGCACGTCACTTATAATGAATGTGCTATAAATCTCCATGCTGATGACGGCATGGAGAGGTTTGGCTGTTCCCCAAGAGATTTTGAAAGTGGTCATCAGTATAACACGCTAATATCACAAATCAAAGCAGATACATCGATGTTCCATATCGGTACCCAGGATACGTCGGGCTTTAGATATGCAGTCGGTGTAGATCGAGTGCTGCTGAGTAAATTGATACTCAGCGAATATAGTGAAGAGAGGATAGAGATACCTATGTATCCTCACTATATACAAATAGAAAAGCACGAATATCAAGGGGACTGGGATACCCTAGTATCAGACCTTAAGATAGCATCAGGTTGCTATCTGATCAGATATTAATGTAATCATAAGACACCTACAGCACTGATGCTGTAGGTGTCTTATTTTTTTACCAGTATCGTCTAGTTTGTGCTGCTCTACGTTGTTCTCGGAGACGATCGATTAGACTGTCTACTGACAGCACTTGACGATCTTGTTCAGTGAGCTGACGAGCGAGTACTTTCAGTCGTCCTTCTAAGATCTGTATGACATAGTCATCACGTTCTTGACGGATCTGTTCTACGATGGTTTCAATACTAGCACGCAACTGCTGTTGCTGCATGGTATCGTATTGATCCAGTGTCGTGCCAGCTGAAGTTTGATTAGTGATGTTGTCGCACAATACATCTTTAGGACTGATCCCGTACACATGGAGGTTCTTACCCAGTGATAGCAGCCAGTACCCTAGCAACCACGCTATGACCATGTCATCGTGACTACCATCAGCATGATCACATCTCCCTCCTTTAATCTCCAATGACAGTATCTGATCTATGGTTTTAGGATCATGGACTGCATCAGATGTCATTTTAACAGCAGCTTGTAGCGTTGTTCCATACAACTCCGTACGTGATGTAGCTCCTGATCCAGATGTAGCAAAACCGAACAGTTTCTTGTACCGGATGTAGATATCAGCACTACGGGTGAACATAGGTTTAGTGATCTCTTTGAAACGTTCTGGATACTCATCTGCATCTTGTACAGCTCGGTTGTATAGACGTGCGAATGGATCTATCTGATGAGATGGTAACATCAGTAACAGGTAATCCATGATCATGGCCCCAGTACTACGACGCTCAATAATCATCGTCAGTGTAGGGAACCTAATCAGCAGCTGACATACCCACTCTGAGAATGTAATCAGGTTAGTCTCGTTATATGTACCGGCAGCTATCACTGATCCATTCCGTACGTCGCGTATGATGAGTGCGATATCATCACCTCCAGCTGCCTCAGATGAGTCTATGGATGCGATATATGTACCTGAGGACATCTTCTGCACGATGGTATCAGCAGGTATAAACCACCTAGTCACATACCCATATGGAGATGATATCTCTGTATGGTGATCTTTGTGTTCAGATGATCTGATGCGTTCCGCCATGTCTTTAGAGATAGGTGAGGAGTTGCCACCACTGGACCATATGTTCAAAAAGTCTCGTTCAGCATCAGCTCCTTTAGATTCAGTCAGCTCCATGACTTTACGTAACCATTCATCTGTAAACCCTAGCTGACGATGCGAGAACGTCATGTATATTCGACATTCACCTTTGGGTGAGTTTTTACGAATGACTGTCTCTAGTTCGGTGATGTCTTTGACATCTAGGAAATGCTCACTGTATGCAGCTGAGTTGATAGAAAGATTATACGCATAGCGTCCATCTCGGTCATCTTTAGATGCAGCAGTAGTAGTATAGATGATGCCATAGGGCTCACCTTTACTTTTAGCTAGTGCCATAGCAGCTGTACTGGATGCTAGCGCTGCAGGAATGGCTATCCCGTTGTTGGAGACATATCCTAACTCATCGCACCATATAGTGGACTGTGATAGCCCACGTGATACGTTCAAGGCCTGTTTGGGGCTTTTAGATGACAGTTGTGCAACTAACCGGTTACCCATGGATTTGATTGAGATCTCTTCGGTGTTGGCGATATCATTTTTTGTCAACTGTTGTAGGTAGGATGGTAGTTCCTCAATCATGTCTTTGATGGAGGTCAATGTCGAGGTACGTAGTACGTTGTCTTTGGTTAGTAGACCTAGTGTTGTGTTGGTGCAGGCTACGTTTAATAGATATACATAGAGTGCGGACATACTGAATGATTTGATGGACTGACGGTTGACGGTTAGCATTGTAGTGATATGGTTGAAGTACAGCCAGTATAGACCGATACCTCGTGTAGCTCTAAACTTGACAGGATTGGAGATGGATCCTTTAGGGTCACGGATGATCTCCCGGATGAAATACATGGGGTTGGTTTTACATTCGATGGCTATCATGATCATCTGTTCTTCCGATAACGTCGTACTGAACGGATCTATGCCCTGCAGATCAGGGTTCAGTAACGCCAGTGGCCAGGCATGGTTACGGATGCCCATCTCCCTCAATAGAGCCGCATATCGGACAAATGACATGTTAGGGGTCTGAGTATCGACGATGGCTCTGGGATGACGTGACCAGTCTTCTTGGAATAGTATCACTCTAATGCTCCTATGTGGGTTGAGTACATATCATACCGTTTCTAGACATATATAGTCATACATACTTTACATGATACTACTTCCAGTATCGGTTTTACCCATAGGAGATCTCATGATTAAATATATACCACTGATGCTTGCGCTCGTCGTTACATCAGTACAAGCTAAACCATATAAACCTTTACAGACTAATCCTAAGTGCACAACTGCTGCTATGTACCAGGCAGCACGTACTCATGTCATACCGGAAGCACTACATGACTGTACCATACTGGATACCGGTCATACTGGTATGTGGTTCAAAGGACGTCCAGGTCATGTATATGTGCCTAGATGGACTGCAGATGCTTGGCGGGATGTTACTATCGATCCGCCTGAAGTACTGGTCAGTAAAGAACAGCTTCGAAAAGACCCGGTACAGCAACAGCTGCGTCGTAAGCTATTAGATCCGTTTCTAAAATAATACAGTCATATATACTTTAACTGATACTACTTCCAGTATCAGTTCGATACTACTTCCAGTATCCCCCTGTAGACGTTAAGATCTGCAGTCATCCAACATGGCTTAAAGCCAGGAGCATTACATGTATACATTATTATTAACTTTACACTTCGTAGTAACCGGTACGATTCAAGTAGTACCAGCTTACTTCGAAAACGAAGAAGCTTGTAACAACGCCAAAGTTGAGCTAGTCTCAGCTTATGGTGCTTATGGCATGTCATCGACTCCGACCCAGGTAGTAGGGTCGGTGTGCATCAATGGCAAATACGGAACAGTGGAGTGATCGCCATGGAACGTATTAAATCAGTGGTCACAGTAATCAACATCAGCATCCTCATCGCCGGTATGATCATCGGTGGATCAGTAGCATATATGGCAGTCCGTGCATCATATCAGGATTACTATTTGGTCCAGCCGACTGACATCGGTGGGTTTATAGTCAAGGAGGGTAAGATATACAATCTGACCCGTTTACGGGACTCCACGTATAAACCATGAGCAGTATTAAAGTATATCTGAATGACCAGGAGTATGATGCACTACGTATCATGCTCCATGGTGGCACCGGATCAATGTCTCGGTCAGCATTCAGGTTATTACCTTTCACTAGGTACCGGATAGATTTCATACCTGGTACCTCTAATATCACCCTGTATCTAAATGACGTACAGTTCAGGGTATACCGGAACTTAGGTTCTGATTTCACGTTTCTATATACATGGAAACATCACATCGTTTAGGAGTATCACATGTCATCAGTAGCAATCGGTAGTAAAGAACAAGGCGGCATCTATGCAGGTATCAGTGTAGACGGTAAACATGAAGTATACGTATCACCACGTATGGTAGTAAACGCAGCTCGTACTCTAGAAGGTGCGTTGAATACATGTAAAACATGTAGATCTGGCGGGTACGATGACTGGATCTTGCCGTCAGTCGATGAGTTGCACCATATATTTAAACAGGGAGTACGTACAGTGATGCCTTACTCAGGCAGAGCTACGTCTTTCTGGACCGGTACGATTCCTGATGATCGCCGATATGGTACATTCGTCACTTTGAGCGGTGATCGCTTTTCCTTCGACACCCGAGGAAAAACGGCTCAGATGTATGTGAGAGCCATTCGGTATGTACCAGTCAGTGCAGATGTCACTACTCATGCATCACTGGAAGAACGAGTAGCTCTACTGGAAAGCACGGTATCTAAGCTACTAGGGTCTTTGATATCTCTGAACCAATCTAAATAACCCACCATGCAGACCCATCTGCTACAGATGGGTCTGCGTATAAACTAACATCCGCAAAGGAGTCCTATACATGTTCATTACATTAAAAACGTTGTACAATCCCGGCACTAAAGGCTATGATACCGATCCAGTATTATGCCGGATCAACACTGATCATATCGTATCGGTGTTGATCACAGACAGATCTTTCACGGTGTTTCTTAGCACCGGTAACCGTTTACAGTTCGGTATAGATGCATTCGGTACTGCGAAGGCCTTCTATGCAGCACTAGATGTCATTAACGGTGGCATCCAATGACTAACGTGACATTGCGTAGATATGCCAACGTTAGGGGTCTAGGATTCAAAGACTTCAAGGACAGCTCCGACTTCAGTACTGGGGCTTCATACGCTACCTATATAGATGCGTTATTCGGACGATATCGTCATCTGTATGTGTTAGAGTATGAAGTTGATATCTCTGCAGTACCGTCACACATCACTTTACACAAACGTATGTTGCAAGGCATACGTCGCGATCGCCGCGGTAAAGGTCTGTCAGTATATGGGGTACTGGGATTCATCTCCATCCGTCGCAGTGCCACATCGATGCAAGTGATCTATTTCATCGACCCACTACGGGTAACTGAAGCTAGATCATATCTCACTGCACGGTATACGGCTGTATGTGGTATGATCCCGCAGATACACAATACCGATTGCTCTTTGAATCCAGACCATCCTGGGTATACGGGAATGATCTCTGAGCATGACGTAGAAGCCGTGTCAAAGATCGTATCTGTCGCGTTAGATCATATCCGATCTAGAGCATCAGGTGACGGTCGAACTATGAGTAGAGGTCGTCTACCGGTACTACGACGTGTGGCACTGGTAGCACAAGGAGGATCTGATGCCTAGTCAGAAACCCTGTTTAACGATCAAACATGGATCTACCATAGGATCCGGACTGACTCATCGTGAATCAGCGAGGGCTCTATCAGTGTATACCCAGTACATCGATGAGCTGTATCGTCGTTGCCCAGATGCCGTGGTCATACATCTACATGTTCCTACCCACGATCCTAAATGGCTATACCCTAGGATCTCTCGTGGGATGAACAATGTCTCTAGACGTGCTCACGGTGTATCCAGCATACACACCATGGGTGTTGAAGGACATATCGTTAAATACCATGACACGGCTGTCGATGTGATGTATATCGTCAACCCCAATGATGTATGTACAGTCACTAGTGGTATCATGTATGTACTGGATCTATTGATGGTCCGTAACGCCCAGACTTCGACTATTAGAACCATGTCCCGTACTAACATCATCAAACTGGTACGTGAGTGGATTACTACTACCACCCTACATCCGAGATCTATGACTAGAGGTAAGATCCATGCTGCCGTCTAAACCTATACTAACAGCTGAAACATTCAGCATGCTACCTACAGATGCACAGGAGTATATCCTAGACTGTTTACGTGATCTGAATGACACTAAATGCCGAGTATATCCTACTAGTGTGATCATCAGTATTACGACTGGGATGTCGTCTCGTGTATTGCTACATCGATTCACTGGTATGGAGGGTACGACTCATGCGTAAACCATACAGATGTCGGGTCTATGACGGACGTGTACATCATCAGCCGTGGTCTCCACTGTACCGTACTCGGTGTTACTCCGGTGCACCCGATAGACGTGTATATCCATCACTGGAAACTCGCCAGATCTGCATCCAGTACAACTGGACACCGTACGTATATAGTGATTGGTGGTTGCCACGATACTTACGAGATCGATACTCATAGCGACACAGTCCCTACCATAACCGATTAAGGCTATGGTAGGGACTGTGTCATCGTTATGTTTTTTGCTTCTATCCAAAAGGAAGCTTCTTTGACATATCCTTCATGTATAGGTTTCCGTCCACCCGGACATATCCATAGGATCCCGTGTATGTCAACACGGTACATTTCATACCAGGAGATGGTATATAGGTGGTACTCTAGTGCATATATGCGACATCGTCCGCATCTGGCGATGTTCTATAGAGTACCGAAAGTGGTGACTGCATTGGATTCGATTCCAACTTAGACACTATACATAGGACTCAATGGGCGGTGTAGTCAGTATAGTATCTGAGCCACCATTAGGCTTGCAGTCGATGTTTGGTGGGCCGTCTTGGACTCGAACCAAGACTCGCGACGCTTATGAGGCGTGTCCTTTAACCATTAAGGTAACGGCCCGGTAGTGGAACTAGACTCTGTAAGATGGGTAGGTTAGTTATCAACATGTCTCTAATGTTAAAAGGATGTCTAGTTCCTATACTATTAGGGTTAGTGCGTATATTTTATACATACCTCTTCCTAAAACATTTCAGTCATATATACTTTATTTGACAGTACATCCAGTATCGTCACTGTAGGCGCTAAGATCTACAGTTTATATAACGTCCGAAAGGACAGGAGTTATACCATGAACTTATTTAAATCACTCAAAACACAACGTAAATTAAACGACGCATTCCAAGTACTCACAACTATTGGCCGCCATGAAGGAGATACTACGACTCCTTTCGAGGAGGTGTACTCTATCGTCATGGATGTAAAGTCACATGAGATGTTTAAAGTTAGCATCACCGGTGAGGTGGTACAATGCTATGCTAATGGTAAAAACTACGTCAAGTTGGATCATGCAGTTGATCCAATCAAAAGAGTATTACTATTAACAGCATGTCATGGTGACAATATCTCCATGGCATTGCACCAATAACTACACCATCCACTGAGATCCTATACGGGTCTCAGTGGATGTATGCAGTCTTTATTTTTTGCACTAGCTGATGCATTGGATTTCCACGACCTGGAGATCTCCTTCAGATATCCTTCCAGCGACATGGTCCCCGTATCGTGCCAGTATGTCCATGAACTCTTTACGTTCAGATTTAGCTTTACGGGAGTTCCTAGCGACATCAAACTCCCAGTACAACTCGTCTAACACCTCGTCCACGTGCTGGACTCGATGCCGTCTTTCTTTAATAGCTTCTTTAGGTGTCATCTTGCACCTCTCCCTGTTAAAGTCCTTAATATTACATATAGGATCACAGCAGTCCGAGTAGCTAGTATCAATGCCGCCGATACATGACCCGTAGTGCTACCTTCTACGATTTTAGTACCCAGTGTACGTATGCGTTCTAAATCAACGTCAGTAGACCGCGTAGATAGCAATAGGTACTTCATATTCACTAGCATGGTCGGGTAGTCCCGAGTAGACATCTCATTCGACGGATCTGCTATCAAATGCATGGAGTGCACTACAGTGATCTGTATGAACTCATCGATGACCTGATGCCATGCTGGTTGAGATGCATGCTCTGAGATCCATCCTAACGTAGCCTCTAACATCCGTGATGATGTGTTGACATTCACTTTACTGACTACCGTCAGCAGATCATGTTTGATAAACGAGTTACGTTCTGGAACGATAGACTGGATGTATCCGACATATGCTTCCACTGATTTGGTTTTCTCTCTCAGTGTCTCTTCACCTTCTACATCGATGATGGTACTAGATGTACTCTGAATGCGTTCACCTGACCGATTGACCCGATCGAATACCACGTAGTAGTTTTTGATCAGATCCCGTATCCGGCCCTGTGAGTCGTTCATGGCATACACGATCCCTAGATCATTGTTCCATCCTACCAGTGCTTTTAGGTGGATACTATCTGCACTGATCAGTTCCTCAGCACGGTAATCCATCACCCGATGCCATGATCCGAGTTGTTTGATCAGGAACTTCTGAGACAGCTGTGCATATGCCATCTGAGCGACCTTAGGGTCAGCTGGGTATCTGAAGTAATAACTCAACAGTGCTGCCATACATCGATAGAAAAACAGCAGTGCACAGTCGTAAGCCGCACGGTGTCGTTGTGTGTCGTTGATCACTGGACTGGTTAGAAACCGATGTATCAGGTACATCATCGTGATATTGAACGTATCACTGGAGACTTTATACGCCTGATTGATATCTTTGACATGCCGTATCTGTTCTGTCAGATGCATCAGATCTACATCCAATGCATCGAATATGCGAGCGACATCTGAGTCTTTAAACCGAACGACATGTACGCCTAACAGATTGCTACCGAAGAACTCCAGATGGTCACGACTAGCATTCACATACTGGATCTGACATGCATATAGCTTTTTAGCTAGCTTCCCGTCAAACTTCAGATGTTTAAACGCTGCGCTGTAGACCTGATCTAACGTCATTTCAATACCCTCATTACCATAGCCTGGATAGACTCGATCGCTGTACGTTGAGACATCACCGTACGGATGCCTTTCGTGCTAGCGTATCGTTCCATCAGACCGGATTTCTCATTGATACCACGAGACCCATCGATTACCATGATGACGTTACGATATGACTCTACTGCACGGTTGATCTGTGCCATACCTTCATTCAGATCTGATCCAGTCATCTCACCATCACAGCAATACACGTATAGACCCTCATGATCGTCATCAGGGCTCTCTGACAGCTCATACATGCTATCTACGCCCTCCTTCGCATATACGAGGTTCAATGCTTTCGTGTATACTTCTGACAACGGTCCATCTAACGTGACACTCATGCCATCCTGGACACCGTCATCATCTGCTACTTCTATGTGATGTCCATCTGACGCTACTTTGACTTGTTCATCATCCGATACCTCAGCAACAGGTGCTGTGTGTTCTATGACCTTTCTTTTAGCTACGTTTATTATGCCCACGAGGATGCTCCTATATAAGTGGTTTGAGTCGGTATGCGTTCATAGTATCAGCATCGTCGTGGCGCGGCCCTAGCAACAGTCGCTCAACAGCGCTAACCGTAGCCTTACATGAAATGATTCCACTGACGATCTATCCGTTCATACACTGGATGTGCTCTGTTCATATGAGTCTCCTCCTTATTTTGTCTTTAGTCAGGTGATGACCGTACATCGATGTACTCCCATACATGTGACGTGATACCCTCACTCCGTCTCACGTGGAGTTGATCTGACGTACACATAGACTGAGAAGACCATATGCAGGTCTTCTCAGTATGTCTGTGCTTTTATTATTTCTATTCCATATCTTATGATACGCTTTTATATCTTATATATAAAGGGGCCTTCGGCCCAGGGCTAGAGTCTTTTGCATACCGTGATCTCCACTTGGGTTCCGATCACTGTGCTGTTCTTTCTCTCTGCTGTTAAGTAGGGGGAAGGGTAGGACGGGTGAGTACGGGCGAATCGAATGCAGCCAGCTCCGATCTATAACATTAGGGATATAGTTTTATTTACACTACAGACCTAGTAACATGGACGGACTAGCCAGTGCATACCGTCAGGTGGAAAGAAGAGATAGTACTGTGTATCTAATGACCGTGTGTAGAACATTACAGTCATATATACTTTACCTGTATACGCATCCCGTGTATGCATGTAAAACCAATCCAACTAAAGGAGGGTAAGCTATGCTTAAACGTATAGTCCAACTAACAATAGCTTTGCTTGTACTGATTACTACGATGTCAGTTCAAGCTAAATCTGAAACACCTCATCATGTGCAGAGCATGGTGAAACAAGAACGTCATACTCCGAAGGCAAAGGAGCGTGTCCAAGGACCTACTCGTACTCTCAAGGACTTCATAGACCGACACTGTACGAAGAAGTGCGTAGATCCGCGTCGATTAGATGATGTCGTAGCGAAAGCCTCCATACGTCATCGAGTCCCCGAGAAGTTGATACTCTCCGTTATACGGGTTGAATCAGCATTTAAACAAGAAGCTATCTCCGGTACGCAGAAAGGAAATATGCAGATCGTCGTTCCACTACATCGAAAGAGATTCCATGGTCGTAATCCCATGATCTTAGCTGTCAACATAGATGTAGGCACAGAGATACTCTCAGAGTGTCTAGTTAGAAAACACGGTAACATCAATAAGACTGCCAGATGTTACAACGGAGGAGGTGATCCAGCATATGAAGTTAAGATACGCCAGGCCCTCATTGAACTTAAAACTGTAGAACTATAGGAGCCTCAAATGGCTATAATGAATATATACTCAGCTGGTGGAGCTGCTACTAACGTCTCATCGGCGTTCGCTAAATACCACAAAGAGAAAGTACCAGGCTTCGCAGAGATCAATGCATACTACATCGATACTTCACGTAGCAACCTCAACACCGATATCTCGATGGATCAAGTCTATCTAGTAGACGGTGTAGATGGTTCAGGTAAAAAGCGTGCATCGAACTATGAGGTGTTGTCTGAATGCAGTCATGAGATCTTGCATCAGTTTAAACCAGCTGACATCAATCTCGTGGTACACTCAGCAGCGGGTGGTACGGGTTCAACCATCGCTCCGATCTTAGTGTCTGAGCTGTTGTCACGTGATGCTAACGTCATCGTGATCACCATCGGTAGTACTGCTAGTAAGATCGAGATCGAGAACACCTCTAAGACATTGAAGTCATATGAACTCATCTCACAACGTCGAGGTATGCCTGTCGTATGTCATTACCGTGAAAACTCTACATCTGTGAGCAGATCACAAGTTGACTCAGAAGTCCAGACTGCCATCATCTTGTTAGCAGCTATGTTCTCAGGTGACAACCGGGAGCTAGACTCCGCAGATCTAAAGAACTTCATCAACTACCATCTAGTGACGTCATACACACCGCGTCTATCGATGTTGGAGTTTTTCTCTAAAGAGATCCATCTAGGTAAAAACCAGTCGTTGGTATCAGCTGTGACGTTAGTAGATGATGTAGCGAACTCGTACATCACTCATCCAGTGGAGTATCAAGCTGTTGGGTATATGCCTGATAGCATCAAGCCATCTGTATCGGTAGAACCCCCGATCCATGGCTGTGTGTTGACTGGGAATTTCAATGCTATCGTCGAAGCTTTAGACTCACGTCTCAAAGACTTCGGTGAAGTTCGTAAAGTAGTAGTAGAACGTTCAATCGTGGCAGCAGATGTAGTCAGTACTGACATCGGCGTCATACTGTAAACCATCATACCACCTGTAGACTGTATGGTCTACAGGTGGTACTATGACATCGAGGTATCAATGTATACAGGCATCATAGTAGACCTAGGTCCTCTGATACGAGACCTGGCTAAATATGAACATATGTGGGATATCTATGCTAGGATACCTTTGAAACGTATCATCTCCATCGTGCTATCAGTCCATGAGTCAGAGTACGGCGCATGTATAATCCGTGACGCTGGTGATCATACTCATGCTCAGGATCTGATGCGTATCGAGATATTCTATCTAGCACTGTCACAACAGATCCATGAGTACGTATATCGGATCGGTATGGATGTGTATGCAATGGAGATCGATTCCTGGGTCGATAGCACGTCCGTAGTGCTACGTGTGGAATAATCAATACTAGTGACCATCATATGCACCTTAAGGAGGATACAATGGCTAAAATGATAGATCCTAACAAACTGTTAGACCAAACTACTAGTATCATGATTATCGATTTACTAGAACACGCAATGAGCGTCACATCGGAGCTGCATTTAAATGCACTGGTAGCTCCACCTGCCGGTTTGTATATGAGTAAAACGATGACGCCATTCATGTGGTCAGATCGTGAGTACTACCTCAGATCTAAATACCACACGGAAGCTGGACGGATCCATCGTTTAGATGACGTGCTATGCGTAAATGAAGACATCGTAGATGCACACGGAGCTACCGTCATCACAGCAGCACAACTGGCAGTCCGTAAACGATACATCCGGTTAGAGCCAGATATCCCAGTCACAGCAATGGAGATGGTATTGGTACTCATCAATGACTATTTGAATGCCATTGCACCTTATGCTCGGACACTACCATCTAAACGACAGGAATCATATGTCAGACCGGAGTATTGGCACCTGATCGATGCTGGCATATATGAAGATGTATTCGAACCACTGCTAGATCAGATCTTCTCATTTGTAGGATCCGATACATGGCATATCTATTTCACGAGACTGAAAGGATCCGTGTTAGTGATTGAGAAAGTGATTGATTATCGGATCTATCGGTATCATGAGTTGCAACATTTAGAACACCTAGCCCTAGAGGAGGGATTTTGATATATATAGTAGATTTAAGAGAGATCATTCGAGAGTACTCCATGTTTGAGTCTATGCATGAAATCTATCGATACTACCCACTGCATGACATTGTATCATCTCTACTCAAACCAACGATCTGCTATAAAGAGATTATCTGGTTTGAACTGGAGAATCGCGTCAATGAGGATCTAGATCGATTCGACATCGATCTACTAGATCTGTTCTTTGATACACTCGCATCTAATCTAGATCTATATATGGAGTGTATGATACCGGGATATGACCATGTAGACTTTGATACAGTTAGATGGTTAGATTCCACTACCGTAATCATCAGGGAGACACCATGGGAGGGTTAATCGTAGACCTAGACTGTATATTAGTACGATATATCCAACATGCTAACACTTTCAATATCACATTGGAAGAGATGGTTGAGTATGTGTTCAATGGTCTATATCGAACACGTAGGATGGAGTATCGGTACTCAGATCGACTGGACCTAGCAGATATATCAGCAGTACTGGAGACTCTAGTGGATGACATTGATACGCACATCATGTCGCTCATGCAGCAACACTTCGACTCAGTGATGTATCGGCTAGTGGAATGGGTATCAGGCTCTACCGTGTACATCGTTAGAGCGGGACTGATCGAATGAGTGGCCGATACATAGTAGACGTCGTGTTGCCAGTACGGGCATTCAGGGACACGATGGGACGAGCGCCGTTTAGACTGACACCAGATCAGTGTATAAGAGTATACCAGGAGACCATGAGTCAAATCATGATGGTGACAGATTCAGATACACTGACCTCTTTAAAGAGATTGGTACATGTAGTGGAGTTTAACCGATATGCAGATATACATTCCATCATGCATCATCAAAGAGCATTCAGGGATGCAGTTATGACACTAGGGTTAGCGCTAGTCACGATACTAAATGATGCTATTAACCCGTATGCTCAGCGAGCTGAGTACATATTAGAGAGCGCTACGTGGGAGTACATCTGCGTAGCTACCATAGATCGATACTACTAAGGAGATCGCTGTGTTAGATTTAAAGATAGGGAAGGTATATACTTTCCAAACGACAGCACCTGCCATACTAGGCACGAGTGTTAAAAATGCCAGACTCATGGGGATGTTGGACTATGCTACAGCATCTGGATATGAGATGATCGATCTGAAATATCGAAGTATCTATCCACTGTTGCCACCGGGTACCCCAGATACACCCGAGCTTTCTGTGTATTACCGATTCCAGTCTGAGTCAGGTGAGAAAATCATCTTAGCAGACATATGGATCCAGGAATCGACGGTAGAGATCGTAGATCATATTGACTTCCAGGTCATCTTTACTAGAGCAGATATCTCTGATATTACAAAAGTTAAGAATGCCATCAATGCTTTGGGGTACATGAACTTCCAAATCAAACAGTTGTGACATGTATATAGTATAGTAGCATCTGCAGTTGATGCTCATGTTGTACTTCCTTCCCTCTAAACGACTCCGGCTATATGCTGGAGTCGTCTTTTTCACCAATACCAGGAGATCCGTACATGAGTCACTTTCTTTTAGACGCTGACCAGTACCAACGGGATATAGATCCCATTAAAGCCTACGTCCACCAGACTGGGTATTATCTACACAAAATGACTGGTACGTCAGTGCAAGAATGTCGAGACTGGGCTCTGTCCATGGTTCGATCTCAGATATATGATCCACCCGTGCTGTACTTCGAACGTGGTGGCAACGGTGACCGGTTCCAGACTGAATGTCGTCTATCTGAATACATATCCAATGTCGTCAAAAATGAAGAGGTCTTAGCCCCTACATTTACATCGTATCTCCCAGAACATGTTCAGCCATCACTGATCGTAGAGTTCTTAGAGGACAACGTCGCATTGCGATCTATAGCTAAAAAGGAAGCCTTCAAAGCTAAAGTAGCTAAAGACATGGATCGATACATCATCAAAGACAACGAGCAGGACAACGCTAAACGGTTCAACAACTCCTGTTCAGGGGCATTCGGTGCACAAGGCAACGTACTGAACAACCCCACTGCACATAATACGTTGACATCAATCGTACGGTGCGAGTCCAGTATCTCAAATGCATCAAATGAGAAAATCCTAGCTGGCAACCGACACTACTATAGCAGTGCTGTAACGTTGAATAACATCATCTTCATCACATCTCAGTTCGATCATGTAGAGATGGAGACCGTGATGCAACGATACGGTCTGGTATATCCTAGTGTGGAAGATGTAGCTGCCTGTATCAGATACTCTACATGGGAGTACTGGAGAGGGTTAGTAGAATGGATACCGATCCAGGAGTACATTGACGCACTGACACCATTAGAACGTGCAGCTGTAGTATACATTGGGGATTTCTATCACATCCGTATATATAACCCCGATGTAGTTCGCACCATGCTAGCAGCACTATCAGCTGCAGTGACTGCAGATATGGAGGATCCCATCGGATACATACACAAAGCAGATGAGCAGATCGTAAACGTCGCACATCAGATCTGTCGATCGGTTACGGCTGGTCGAGGTAAAGTCTACGATACGATGCCACTTGCAGATGTACAGTTGCTAGCAGGCACGATTCAAAACATCGAGTCAACGCTAGCATCGTACCGTGACTTCATTCGAGTGATGTTCCTCACTCATGTGTTGCCAGCCAGTACAGCTTATATACCTGACATGATGCGCCGTGTAGTCGTACTGTCCGATACTGACTCCACTATGTTTTCAGTAGATGAATGGGTACAGTGGTATATGGGTCGTCCATCTTTCACAGATGAAGCCGTGGCACTAGCGTCAAGTATGATGTATATTGCTACTCAGTGTATCGCACATGAACTGGCTATCTTTTCAGCTAACCTCGGAGTAGCACGATCTAAGCTGTTCCGTATTGCCATGAAACCGGAGTTTTCCTTCCCAGTCTTCGCACAGTCATCAGTAGCTAAACACTACTATACATGCACAGCCGTTAAAGAAGGTAACGTGTATGCTGAAAATGAACTGGAAGTCAAAGGTGTCAATCTGAAATCCAGTGCTATCCCTAAACACATGGTAACAGATCTACATGCACGGATGCAGTCCATCTTAGATACTATCCAAGCTGGTGAACCGGTATCGCTGCTAGGAGAGCTGACATGGGTAGCAGATCTAGAACGGGAGATCATTGCATCACTACGTAGTGGCGATGTAACGTACTATAAACAGACTAAGATCAAATCTGCTGAGTCATATAGCAAATCCAGTGAAGAGTCCCCGTATATACACTATACACTATGGAATCGGATCTTCATGCCTAAATACGGCGCGATCTCACCTCCGCCGTATGGTGTGATCAAAATCCCGACGGTCGTGACTAACATCACGCAGTTGAAACGATGGTTGGATGCAATCGACGATGTGGGTCTACGTGAACGACTCGCAGAGTGGTTAGCGTCACGTAACAAAAGAGATCTAGGTACTATGTACGTACCTACTATGTTTGTAAAAGCATATGGGATACCAGCTGAGATATTGCTGGCTTTAGATGTAAAACGGATCGTATTAGATCTAACAGGAGGTCACCGGATGTTCCTAGAGACGTTAGGGTATTTCCCTAAAACAGGACGCATGTTGAGTGAACTTGGATATTGATATAGGAGATGAAATGAGAACTATAGGTTTAGATTTTGATGCAGTAGTACATGCAGGTGACATACGTGATATGTGTTTACAAGATGATGTGTTTAAAGGACTACCGGAGTTTCTGGTACGTAACATCACTATGTGCAACATCAAGATCATATCGCCCCGTCTGTTGAAATGGGGACAGCGTGCCCGTATGCATGCATGGATGCGTCAGCAGTTGCTACAGTGGATACGTCGTCCAGGTAGCATCACGATCGCATTGATGAATGATCCAGTGCTGCATATGGCTATTAACATTAACCGTATCCATCGAGACCATGATGAGTATGAACACTATATCTTAGAGTGGGCTGACAGCATCGTCAACCAGATCTGCTGGACATGGTATCGTGGACATGTTGATGTCATGATGGATGACCGAGCACTGGCGTCTGATGGGGTATGGGAAGGCTAGCGTAAAAAGACCCACCTGACCTCCGGAGGTCAGGTGGGTCTGATCTTCGTTTTTTCACAACATGCATATTCAGTTAGGAGTCGTCGTATGCGGTAGTAGGAATCTTTGGTTTCCTATAGTATATATAATATCTACAGACCGGGTGATACTTGTAGCTTCAGGAATCTCGTGTAGTCTATCGTACTAGACATGAACGATATCGGTCTCCAGACTTCATTTAGATACGTACCATATTGCTCTTCAGCATCTGAGTATGACTCAACGATGGCTTTAAACTGACCGAGTTCTTGACCACCTGATAGATACGCCTGATCCATGGCTATGATCATGTTGTTGTAGATGTAAGATTTGATAGCCAGTTCACACAGCTTTCCAAATGCTAGGTATGTACGAGGTTGCATATTGCTCATATGTTCATCATTAGCTACCACACATCTTAACTGATATGAGTTCGTCACACGGAGTTGATCTCGGATCAGTACCGTGTTGTATCCGATCAGTTCTACTGATGCATTGGATATAGGAGGGATATTAGATACTGCATCACCCATACGCTGACCAGCTGACATGAGGTCAGACATGGAGTTAGCATTCACTGTACCCATACCAGCACCCATCGAGTTGTAGGATGAGCTAAATGGTAGATACCCGATTGATAGTACCGAGATGATACTGCGGTGAGCCACTAAATGGGCTGGGA